CTAAAGAATGATCTTTTCTTCTTGTTCACGAAACCCTAGAACTTTTTGACGTGACTCGCCATCCCAATAGAGTAAGTCCAAATTCTTATGCAGCATTAGCTGTGTATATAATTCTTTCAGCGTCAGAGCGGGTTTTTTTGGTTCAAAAAATAAAATCAATTGGTTATGGCTATCTTGGGCGATCGTCGTAAAAGGAATCAAGTTTTCTTTGTACATTAAATAAATTCCTTGGTAATCTGCTGCACTCGACGACGTTGTCAGTGCTGTCAAGAGGTCTCTTGCTCTCATAATGAACCCGCCTTTACTGTTTTTTGTCGATAGGCATCGATATCCAACATGATTTTTGTTTTGCCGTACACCGTATACTTTTGCACCACGAATTGACGGCGCTTATTCCAATAGCCGCCCACGGTTAGAAACATGCCGTCATCAACATCCCCTAAAAAATTCAAACTGTGTTTCGCAATCAAACAGTTGGTGGTACCTAGTGTAAAGCGGACCAAAGGGGAGGGGGCAAAGGAGACGATTCTTATTTTTGAGACAGATCCTTTTTGTGTTTCCATCATTTCTTCCTCCTTTAGTTTAAGTAGTGTAAACAGTTGTATTATTCGCTGAGATCAAACCATTTTCTTTCTTCGTAGAAAGCAACGTGACGAATCTCATCATAATGGATTTTTTCCGTTGTTTCTCCCGTCAAATAAATGCCTAATGGGTCATAACCGCTGATTTTCCCGATAATATCTGGAGGATAGCCGCCTTCTTCATTAACTTCTTCTCGTTGGATCGCCACAGTTAGGTTCTTTTTCATGGCTTCAAATAAACACTGATTGATTTCTTCCGTTGTGAGTGACGGCTTAGGTGGACAATCAAACTTACGTGTCGGTTCCTCTTCAATTTCAGTTGTATGCTCAGATAAAAAGAATCCTTGCCACTTTAGCTTTTTTCGATCTTCATATGGTTGTAGCATACCCATAGCAATCACCTCTTATCTATATAATACAAACATACGTTCTCTTTTGTAAAGCGAACAGATTTTTAAATTTCTGATTCTTCTATGAAACATTTGAAAAGCGCATCAAACAAGGGGCTAGTGGTGGGTATCGTTTTTTTACACTATATCTGTTATAATTTATCCTGAAGCGCCGATGAACGATTTGGAAAATAGCTGGCGAAAAAGGAGAATAGTATGTCTGGATTAATCGTGGTCCTGCTTACGATCTACTTTGCAAGTAGGAAAGATAAAGAACAGTGGGGTTTTGATCGCAAACGATTGACTATTCTGACGCTTATGTTTGTGATCGTCGGCATAAGTTTGGGCTTAAATGACAAAATAATGAAGGATCCTCAGAACCAAAATATTAGAAGTGATTTACTGTTTAATTATTCGTTTCCCTTATTGATATGTATGCTAGGTTTATTTATCAAAGAAATACCACGTTGGGGACGGATCGTGACTTTGTCATTTGGCTTTATGATTTTCGGGTATTTAGCTTTGCACTATTTGATAGGGTTTCACAACCCGTATTGGGAAAATCTACAGCTAAGTCCATTGTATTGGCTGCCAAGTGACTAGCCATACGAAAGTATCGCCAATGGAAACGCAAAAAAAGCACTCCCTTTATTGAGTGCTTTTTTCGGCTAAATAACTGCAGCAAGGTGTTTCTTTTCCTAAAAAATGGGTTGGACCTAAGTAACGAGGGGATCATATAAGGAGAAGTCATGACTGTTTAAATCAAAACGATAGATTCTTGACTAAACCGTGTCTTTTGATCATTGCCAAAGTAAAATATGCGATGAGCGTTCCTGCAATACCAAAAAGTAAATCGATTCGATCAGGGGTGTTCATAAAGCCAAAGACAGTCTCACTCAATAGATTGGCAATGAGCAAAAGCAGGGTCAATAGCGTGACGGCTTTAAATGGCGCACCTACCAGAAGCCAAAAGTACCCCAGTAAGCCAATAATCAAACTAATCGAAAAATTGGAGATATGAAGATAAAAGTCAGCATACCTCGAAGTAAAGAAAGAAATGTTCAAGTACTTTGATAAGTAGAGGAAGAGGGCTGTGAACACGAAAAGCAAGTAGAGGAGTGACGCCCATATTTTTGGTAAAAAGACTAGCTTTAGTTGCGTATTCTTTTTCATTTTTATTCTCCTTTTAGGAATTATCAGCTATACTGATGGAATTGCTTTTATCGGGCATTAATTACACAAATGGAAAAACAAGCTGCAAACTAGGCAAGTCAGTAGTCTGCACCTCATTAATGGTAAAATGAGGTGAGGTGATAAAATGACAATAATAAACAATCAGCGATTATGGTTAGGCATAGGGATAGAAATTATTTTGCTCATATCATTCAGCATGATTATGTATTTCATCCTGACGAGTGGCAATTTGAAGCAAAACCCGTTCACAAGTCGACAAAAAGGAAAAATGAGCTTATGGATAGCTGCTGGTTTGATTTTACTTGCCATGGTTCTAGTATTCCAAGGAATGATCAACGGCGCTTTATTCAGGCTTTTTTAGCAGAATATGGACGTTTATGGTGACCTACGAACATTACAATTATATTAAATAACGAAATGCCCTAAGTTATCTACATAATTTTAGGGTTCTTTTTTATAGAATCATGTAACGGATATTTGTCAGTATTTGCAACATCTAAGCACTAGTGTAAGAACTTTGAAACGGATTGGCTGTATATGAATAAAATTTGAGAAAAAAGCTCAAAGATTTTCAAAATGATTATAGCATACAATCAAACCGATTGGTTCGTGAATCAAGGCTGATAGCTTGAATCTGTATTTGCTGAGATAAAAAAGACGAATCCGCAAGTAACTTGCTACCAGACAGTTATCAATCTGTTAATCAGCAAATCAAAAAAAGAATCTGAAGAACATGTAAAACAAGAAATTCTTAGTTTTAATTGAATTTTAGGTGCATTAGCGACAATCTACTGATAAAAGTCATTCGGAGGGAGGTAAAATGATACAAAATTGTCTTGAACTATTTAGAATGGCACGAACCCTTTTTTGAATGTAACTTTGTATAATATATAACTTGTCACTTAATCGAAGTCTCTCTTGAGGCTTCTTTTTTGTTATATGGGTAAAAATCGAAAAATTCAGAAAGAGTGATATTCAAAGCTGTGCAAATAGATAATACTGTTGATACTGTTGGTATTGAACCGTTATTAATAATATTGTTTATAGTGGATTGCCGTAAACCTCCTAGCAAAGCCAGTTTTCGAATTGTTATATTATTCTCAAATGCTAGTTGTTTAATTCTATCTGCGATTAATCTGTTCTGTAAAGAATGGTCCACGCCTTAACCCCCTTTTAATTTATAATAGTATAACACTCAAGGTGAACTTAAAAAAGTTTATTAAAATAAATATTAAGGTATACTTAACTTGTGAACTTAATTCAGTTCAACTTTATATAAATTGAGGAGGATGTCAAATGTTTGTCAGTAATTCAGATTTTATTTTCGAGAAAAAAGAGGAAAAGGTTTCAAAGGCAGGTAATCCTTATACTGTTATTCACTTGATCGATACGAAAAATTATCAGCGTTTAGAGTTCTTTGCAGATGAAAATCTTACTATCAGTTGTGGTGAAGGTGCAAAATGCAAAGCTGTATTAAAAGCTGAGCGTCGTGGATTTAGCACTAACTTAAATTGTTTATCTATCACTGCAGCATAATATGTTTGATTATACTGCAGAAATGAAAATCATTGAAAATATGACTTATCAAGCAAGGACTGTTGATACTTCTGTTTTTGATGAATTGCTTGATCGTGATGTTTCAGACGATACGAAAGCCTTGATAGAAGCGCAGCGAGAAGTCTATATAAGTCAATATGCGATCGTTGACATGGTCGAATTTCGTGGGCAACAAAGTTTTATGGCAATTCTTGCTACTCAAAATCAGCTAGCTAGTTCGTTTGATAAAATCGATCAAAAACAAACAGAAATTATAGATCACTTGAAAAATAATAGTGATCACTTAGAAAAAAATGAATTGCGAGGTGATCAATTAAATGACTTGCTACTTGATATCAATGGCTCGTTGGTCTCGAGCGCCGACAAAATAAGCGATTTTGAAGCTTCATTTCAAAATGAAATGGCTAAAACGCACGATTTCAATGAACGTTTAGGCGAAGGAATAATAAGCATTCGTGAGAATACTTATGTATCAGAAGAAAAAGAAGCAATAGAAATGTATGCACTACTTGCGATTATCCTTGTTATAGTGTTTGCTGTTCCAGTGATACTCACAGCAAGAACAATTTGGTTCTTTTATAAGAATGTGATTTTATCTGTATTTTAGAAAGCAGGTAGAAAATGATAGAAGAATTTACTGGTAAATATGAGGTTAGTAAGAATACACTCAAATGTAATGAATGTAATTCGAGCAATATTGAGTTTCATTTTTATCGAGAAATCGACACATACAACTTTTTAGTCGTTGTTGTTTCGTGTGAATGTGGTTATTGTACAACGTGTAAAATTACAGATGGAAGAAAAATATAAAAAAACATAATTTTGGAGGAAAAAGAAAATGAATGAAACGTCAAGAATTGCTACTAGTGCTATTGCGGATATGCTCGCAGAAATGCTTGTGGCTTCTCAAGAGATTATTATTCTGGCGGTACCTGCATTACTTTCGATTATCGGGGTTGTTGCGGTTGGGATGTTTGTAATTAAGATGGGCAAACGTATTGTGAATAAAGCCGGATAGCAACAGGGTACTTGAGATCTCAAATGGTCTAAGGTGGAGAGACTAAGGTCTCTCCGCTTTTTTTTTAGAATGTGGGTGGATATATGAAATGTATTAAATGGTTCGTATTGCTTTTGTCTTCTTTCTTGTTTCTTTTTTGTAATCCAACTGAAGGGGACGCTTTAAGCTTTTCTGATGCCCCAACGTTATCAGATTATATTGAGAGTAGAGGGGAATCTAAGCTTGTATATGTACTTAGTGCTGTTGCTAGGCTCCATTTCGGCGCTACTGCGAGAGATTGGGACGAACTTGAAGAGCAAGGGACGAAAATGCTCCAAGGGCTATCTGCTCAATCGATAGCAGAATTTATTTTTGTTAATACGTATGAGTATAAGCTGACTATGACGTTTTATCAGCTTTTATCGGAAAGTTTGCATTCAGAATTTGCTGTGCAAAACAAAGAATACTTTGATTTATCAGGTTCTTATATACCGCTTAATGCACAAAATGTTTTAGTTCGAGGTGGCGCGTTTGTCGATGTAGCTAACTTATTTGGTGCAAGTGCTATTTTGACGACGACAAGACCACTAGAAAATGGTTACGAATACTCTAATAATCAGTTGTTGATCAACGGCATTGAAATGCAGCTGATCAATTCTGATTTGTCGCTTACTCAAAAGATTTTAGATTTTGAAGTTGTTTCTGGTGAAAACAATTCTTCCGGACGTTATCTGCCTTTTGTTGGATCGCTACAAAATGCGTATAACTATCAGTACACCGCTGCAGGTATGGCGCAAGATTATTCGTTTTTTAGAGTTGATGCTGATGTTTCAGGTTCGCTTTCTGAATTGCGATTATTAACACAGATGAGCATGACTATCACAATCGGCGATATGACAAGGACTGTTTACGGTACCGGTAATATAAAATCTGATTTGGAAATTGATAAAATTGTTACTGTCGATCCTGATGAGCCTCTTGTGACAGATGGTAGTGGCGGGAATGGTGGTGGCAGTGGTGAAGATGATAGCGGGGGCGGTAGCTGGTGGGACGGCGTTGTTGGTGGTGTTGTTGGTGGTCTTACAGACTGGTTGCTTGAAAAATTATTAGCACCGCTGCTTGCGTTCTTCGAGTGGATCAAAGAGTTCTTAAATGACTTTCTTCTTAAACCGCTGTTGGCATTTTTCGATTGGATCAAGGATTTTTTTATTCCTGACTTTTCTGGTATTGCTGATCGATTTCATGAGTTTGTTGATTTATTAACGAATAAATTTTCAGGAGTCCTAGAAATAATGGATTTGTTATCTGGTTTCTTTGTGTCAGAGAAAAGTTTGCATGATCTAACGGTAGTTTGGCTAGACGAAAAGGAATATGCTATTTTTCCTAGAGAGTATACCGAAGAATTTTTTGTCAATTTAAAGCGAGCTGTCAACGTTTTAATCTTTATGTTAACTGCTATTCATATTTACAAAAAAATTACTGGAGAAGGTGACGCAATTGCTACTTAAACTACTCTTTGATGGTTTGTTTTCCATACTTGAGTTTTTTATCGGTTTGTTTCCAACGATTAGTCTTCCTGATTCTGTTGCTACGGATATACCATATTTTACTGATGTTATGGGGTATTTTGGGACTGTAGTTAGCTTCCCTCTAGTTTTATCTTGTATCGCTGCGATCGTGACTGTACAAAATTTTAGCTTGTTTACTCGAGTTTTAAAATTTGTGCTTAATAAATTTATGTTAGGGTGATTATTTTGAAGAAAAAAGAAAAGAAAAAGAAGCAGATGCCTTCTAAAAGATACGAGGTTTTGCGTGAGAAATTTTTTATTGTGAAGGTAGGGTTATTTATAGTTAATGTTTTAAAAGACCTTAAAACACACTTTAAGAGGGATAGGAGAAAAATGAATCTTTATGGATTGACTATGTATGCAGGCATGCAGGGGGAAGGGAAAACTGTTTCATTGGTTGAACAATTAGAATATATTCGTTCTCGTTTTCCTGATGTTCCTATTTGTACAAATTTTGGTTATGAAAAAGAGACGTTTCCCCTTGACGATTGGAATTTTATCACTGAAACAGATTTTAAAGAAGAATATCCAAACGGCATAGTCATTGCGATCGACGAGATCCAGAATGAATTTAGTGTGTATGAGACTAGGAATTTTAATATGGATCTCTTGCATAAGATCACGCAACAACGGAAAAGCGGGGTGAAAATCTACGGTACGTCGCAACACTTTACACGAGTAACTAAACCGCTTAGGCAACAAACCTTTGAAGTGGTTGAGTGTAAAACGTTTCTGGGACGTTGGACGTTCCAACGTTGCTTTGATGCTCAAGAATATGATGCTCTAGTGGAAAATCCTTTGAAGCTGCGAAAACTGCCTAGGAAATGGCGTAGGAATTTCGTTCAGTCGGACAAGCTGCGAAGTATGTATGATAGCTATGCAGTCATAGATAGATTGAAAAAGCTTGATAAAACGAGTAAGTAAAGGCTCCAAAATAAAAATGATGATTTTCGCTACTGTTTCTTTGCGGAACGGAGGACGGAGCGCAAGCCCGGCCGACGCACGCAAAAAACGGTAGCAGCAATCTTGAAGAATTTTAGCAGCTCTTAATTAGTTTTAGCAATTTTCATCTGTTTACAGCTATCAACTTATACAAACAAAAGAAGCTTATACGAGGTGCTGTCAAGTATAAATGTATGACCGCAGGGAATTTATGCCTTGACAGCTATAAACAGCACCCCAAACCCTAGAGTGCCTTCTTCGGTATTACCATACCGGAGAAGCTGGCTCCCGCCGAGGGGTGCCCCTCGAGAACGAGGGGGTGGGGAGTTGATTTTTTTTACTGTAGTAGAAGTGTAACACCAACACCTTCAGTAAAAGGTGTTACACGGTTCACACGTGCAAAAGGTGAAACACTATTCAGGACAAAGGTGGTTCACTTGAATCCAGGAGGGAAAAATAATGGTTATCAAAAAAGGAAAAACGAGAAAATTTATTACTTTGTCAGATGAAACCTGGGAATACCTTGAACGAAGAGTTTCTGCCAAAAAGAGAGACTGGTGGAATAACAGGGGACAAATTACTTGTAGTACGGTTTTGGAAGAACTGGCTATCTCAGATAAAAAAGTAAGAGAAGCAATTGATATAAAAACTTAGGAGTGGTCGTATGTTTGTAGAACATGATTTTATGATAATCAAGAAAGTATCTGTTATAGAAATGTACAAACGAAAAGTACAGTTGTTAGTTTTGGGTGTTCCCGAATCAAGCATAGAATTGCATTATCTTGTGAATTGCAAGATAAACTTGGATAAATTAAAAAAATATGACAAAGTTCGAGTAAAACTGGGTGTCAGCTGCAAAGGCGCTTCAAATGTTCCTCATTATTTTGTGAAATCTATCGAACGTGTTATTTTAAAAGATGAGGTATCTTCTTATGTTTGATGGAAAAGAAAATTCAACCCCCGTTTCTAACAGGGGGGTTGTCGATACATGCCCAAAATCTCCAATCGCTTGCGTGGACTGGTTTAGTTGCACTTTTTTTTCTGCAAGAAGTTGGCAAGAACTTGCAGCACTTTTTCGGCTTCCTTTAGAGAAATTTACGGTAAAAGATAAGGGCATAAATGGTTATTTAAAATCAGCAATATGGGATAATATTGAATTTTATTTTGAAGGTCATAACGATTCTATGGGTATTTGGTTAAACTTAGGGGGACAAGGTTGTCGTCAATTCGAGGAATTGTTTGAACACACCAAATGGACATGGATAGAAGTTTTTGAGTTTGTACTTGAAGAAAAAGCAAATGTAACTCGATTAGATATTGCGATTGATGATTTTAACAACATATTTACGATACACCAGTTAGAATTATGTATGAGAAACGGGTGTGTAGCAAGTCGATTTAAACATGGCAGAAATTTTGAAAAGATAAATCTTGATACGGGTAAGACAGAGGGGCAAACATTGTATTTTGGGCAATCAGAAGTCATTTTCAGGTTCTATGATAAATATTTTGAAAGGTTGCAAAGAGGGAAATATTTTCATGAGGATATTAAAACATGGGTTCGTTCTGAGGTTCAGCTTCGTGGTGATCGTGCGAAAGCAGCGTTAGATGTGATTGTAAATAATGATATGGATTTGGGTGATTTTCTTAGAGGGTTGTTAAATCGCTATATTGCATTTAAGGTAAAGGGGAATGATACGAACAGAGCGAGATGGAAAAACACAAGATGGTGGGATAAATTTCTCAATAAAATTGGCAAAATTAAGCTCTCTCTACAAGCTCCCGATAAAAGCGTTCTTCGCACAAAGGACTGGATTGACAAACAAGTGCTTGCCTCATTAGCAACTCTGTATATCTCGCTCGGTTCAGATGATAAACTCTTTAATGATTATATCATCGAGAAAGGCAAATCACAAATGAGTGACCACCAGTTGCAAATGGCTCTAGAGTTTGCTAAAAAGGATGATTTTAGAAATCAACTTAAGTCTGATATGGTTTTATACATTCAGGATAAGAAGACTTTTAGTAAACAGCAAGCGACTAATCAATGGCTTCAAACAGCGAATTCTATAATTCAATATAACAGTGAAAAAACAACCAAAAAACCTTAAACAACTAAACAATTAGAATTTGGTTAGGAATTGGAATTGAGGTTTTATTAGTTGCAAGCATTTGGTTAATACTTTACTTTATTTTTACAAGCGGAGCTATTAGAAAAGATGTGTTTAGCAAACGTGGCAAAAGTAAATTAACTTTATGGTTGGCTGTATTGCTAATGATGGTTACAATGGTACTAATTTATAAAGGTATGATTAGTGGATCGACTTATAGTTTTTAAGAAAAAATCGGGTTTTAAATGTTACAATTATATTAAATAACAAAATGGGGCTGAAAAAAGCTAAAAAAAATAAGCTTATTAGCCTTTATATTTTAACTATTAACTTTGTATAATATATATTATGTAAACTAAAATAAAAAATTTTTTGAACACCGTATTTAGCTAGTAATTGTGCGACTCTCCTCTCTCTTATTCATGATTATTTCCTTCAAATTAACCTAAATAGCAGCATAATCCAAAAAAACGGTTATTTAAGCGATAGTTTAAGATTTTTGTTTATTTTACGACTGACAAGAAAATCAATTGACAAATTATATCTGTACCTTTGTCTGTATTTGATCTTGTTGATCCTTGAATCTTTGAATTCAAAGATAGTTTGCAGCTGCTGGCCAATCTCAATGAATCACTCAATGCTTAATGAATCGCTGTTCACGATTTTATCAGTAATGATTCGTACATAACCCAGCCAAATTTGTGCTAACTAAATAGCCTAATGGGAATCTTGATCACAGGCAAACCAGCAACGATAAACAACAAAAGTTGAGTTGCGTTCAGTTTTCACCTAAACGGATCCGATTCCCATAGCGAGTCCTAATCAAGGGATCACAGTCATCTAAGTACAATTTTCTTTTTGTTGCTGCTAATAAAGCAATGACAGCTACGGAAAGTTTCAAACTATGTAATACAGGATCGCCGAAAAGACAATGATCAAAACGACCAAAACAATGATTAGTTGATTTAAACGTCGAATAAGCAGGTTTTTCTTATTTTTTTCAAATTTTTTTCCTTCATTTCGATAATATTCTCTATCTTTTGTTCCCAC